CTAGAGATCTTTTCAACCTGCGAAGCTTTGTAAATATTAGTACCACCAAAGTTAAGAAACGCACCCGGAGTAGTAGCAGGCGGTATATCAGTCGGGCCTTCAATGACATGTACATCATATCCTCTTTTACGAAGCAGAGCAGGCAAGTGGGTTTTCCACTCGCCTGTGTAACGTGTTTCTACTGCTTCTAGATCTACTAGAAAAATTTTCATTTTTTGTAGCTTTTTCTTTTAATGAACGTGTTGAATTTGTAATCTTTACCTTTGTTTCTGTATACCATGAACGCTCGGTAATTAAAATTACTTTTATCATATAAATGAGCAGGGTCAAACTCACGTAACTCATAACGACAAAAGTCGCGATATGCATCAAGATCATTAAAGATTTTTTCTACTTGTTGTTTCATCATTGTTCCTATTAATATTTGATGAATGAACCATTCTCTCCGTCTTCGGAGACTTCAATCCAAACCTCACGGCCTGGGTATTGCTCTACAATTTGCTGATGTAATTCATCAGAAATCATTTCGCAACTCTTGTGATTCAGTTCTAGCACGGAAGTTGAATGATCAACTTCTTCATATAGACGTTGCAACCAACGCTTGAACTGAATAAACTCAATGTCTCGATCGTCGTGAAACACTTCGATCCAAACTTTAAACTTAAAAATGTGTCGGTGTAGATATCCAAGGAAACTTACATCGTCCCAATCACCTGTTGCCAGTTTAGGATCAGTGTCTGCACCTGGATAATAATGGACTCCTTCCTTGTCGAAAGTCACCCAAATCATTTTCTTAGGACGAGTGTCTTGTTTAATATTCATAAGCCTTCAAATAAATTCCTTCTGGTGGTTTTAGTTCTTGATAGTGATTCAAATTCTTTCATAGCTTTATTGCTGATTCTATATCTATATGATCCTTCTCTAACATAACCATCTAACACAGCAGTTTTACAATCGCTAGTGATGTTTTTTCGAGTATCTCCTTCTAGAATTTTACCTCGAAGATTGTCGTAAGCCTTTTCTAATTGTTCTTGTATTTCTGGCAAATCTAAATCGATACAGGTAGCGTCAACTACTTCATCAAAATCTGCGTCCCATTCTACAGTATTTCGATTAAGTGTCTTTTTATAATATCTAGTTTCATACCAGTTTTCTGTATTTTTGATATCTTTCACAGTCATCGATCCGGTGTTATGAGCGGCTTTGCTACCACGCTTTCTTGTTTTATTTTCTACACCTTCGATTGGTAAATCAACATCGCCGAATTTATCAATGCTATATCCGTTTGCCGACAATGTATCGTCAACCCATCTTCCTACATCACCGTCATTTTTAGGACTCGGAATTCGATCACCTACTTTTACATTGTTCTTGAGAGTTTTTACCCTATAAGTTTGTTTTTGGTATTCAGTCATTTTAAAACCTCATCGCCTTTGTATTTTTCCCAAGGTGTAAAAACGTTTGTATCCATAAGATCGTGCAGTCGATGACACCATACACCTGGATTTGACGCACGAAAATCTTTGTCGTCGATTTTAATCATAGTATTGTAGTTCCACTGACTAATGTAGGGCAGTGGCACACGAATCTGCGGAATAAAATAGTCGGATTCAGTGAGAGGACCTTCCAGAAACTGTTCTGCATAACTGATTGGAATATCCAGTGTGCAGAGATAGTCTTTATTGAGAAAGTGTATAATCATAGCTTCCCAAGAATCCCAGTCGGCAAATGACTTAGGGTTAAAACTGTGATTCGCACCAAAGAAAATATGATTAATAGGTAATTCGAATTGACTGTGTACTAAACGCTGTTCAATCTCCGCAGTGTCCTGTATACCTGTGACAAACAGCGTCATCATATTGTGTGCAGGAGTATGTTCAACTTCGATACCTTTGAAGAATACTACATCTTCTGCAACACCTGTTTCGTAATCTCTTTTCATTCGTCCCAATCCAGTGTTTCGTGTTGTTGTTCAAACTGTCTTTTTCTTAGTATAACAAGTTGTTCTTTAATTTGCAACCGTTTTCTTTTTGCTTCAGACAGTTGTTCATCCTTGAACACTCCGGTCTTCTCCATTCCGTCTATCTTTTTATTTAGGCTTGCGTGTTCTTTTTCGAGAATTCTAATTTGCTCTAAAAGATCCATAACTAGTCCTCTTGATTTAGTTCTGCTTCTAATTTGTCAAGTTCTTGATCTTCACGATCGTCTGTCCACGGTTCTTCTTCGTCACCGTTTTCGTTTACTTCTGTAAACAGCGAGTTTGATATATTAGTAACACCACCGCGTAATCTTGCACCTTCGAGATCTTTCAAGAAGCTGTCTGCTTCTTTGATCATTGCAAATGCAGATTCCTTTGTGTCGCACTCAAAAAGCTCTTCCACAAAACGATCAAAGTACAAGATGTTTCGTGGGACCCATTCTGAGTATTCATCGCTCTTGTCTGCTTGTTTAACTTTCTTCCACTGTCTCCAGTCAGGCTGTGCTTTAGCACGTTCGATATCCATAAGCTGATTAGCACGTTGTACAGCAACAATGTGACAGTATACGTTATGCCCCATCATTAGTGCATATGCGAAACTATCCCACGATGTCTTTCCAATCTTACCAATTTTATTTTCCATTCCAGGAGCATAGTGACAGATGTCAGCGATTGACAAACGTCTGCCAATTTCTGATTCAAACGGAAACGGAATATCGTGTTGTTCTGCAAGTGCTTTGTTATCTGGTGCTTTGTCCATAATAACACTCCAACGCTTTGCAGAATGCTGTGCGTTTGTGTATACAAGGCCGTGTGCTGTAGCAATGAAAGGACTAGCACAGTCAAATGATACAGTAAAGTTAGGATTAATATGCTTTCTAACTTGACGCTGAATGCTAGTTAAATAGCACGACCAATCTAACTGTGCAGTACCCAAGAAGTGCATCCAGTCTTTGCCTTCTAACATACCGTCAAACTTCATAGTGATCAATCTGCGTAGCGTGATAGGCATTTTACACATATTAGCACCACCCATTGCCCAACCTTCGCAGGCCTTATCACCCCAAACGTTTTCATCCGAGTATTCTTTAACACCTTCGTACCACTTTTCAGCAGTCTCCCAGTCGGAACCCTGTAGCACGTTAAGGAACTTGGTTTTGCCCTGTCTGCGATTCAGCCAGTACTCGTTATTAAATCGAGTTTTGTCGAGGCAGTCTTCAAAGCTTTTCAGTCCTGTCTTTGGAGCGTGAATATGGTCACAAGCCCAGGTAGGTACGTCAAGTAACATTGACCAGTCTGCTGTGTGCTCTAACCAGTTAAGAATATCGTCGCGAACTTTGTTCGCTGCCGCACCTTCGAAGTTCAGCCAATCGAACTTAAGAACACCCTTACCTACCTGATAACCACCCGAGTCGCCTAAGATCATTGTTTTGTTACGATCTCGATCAATTACCATACCGTCGTGGCTGGATGCTTTTGCAAGATTTAGTTGAGCGTGTCCTGCAGAATACAGGCCATACTTGTATGTAAAGTATCCTGCTTCTTCGTTGAGAAAGTTCATACCCTCAATACCACGATCAAATCCTTTAGGAATGCGATCTTTGGGAATAAACTCTTTTTCTCTTTGCTTTGAAACATATCCGCTGTAAAAACTACTAATAGCAGGCAGATATACAGCATAGTCTTTCTGTAATGGAGTTAAATCTACTTGTTTTTTCATAAAGCTATTTAGGCCGCCTGTGCTGGAACAATATATTTGTAAGTTGCCAAACCTGAATCGAGTGTAATCTGAATTGCACCTTCGTTGGACAAGCTCATCTTTGTGTTGTTGACATCTGCAATTTTAAGAATAGCAAGAACAGGAGCAACAGGCCACGTCCAACCACGATCCAATGTACCAGTAACATCTTGAGCAAACACAAACTCACCACCGTGTGTGCTAGCATCACCAAAAATAAACTTCAAGTTGCCGCCTTCTGTTCTAGCAAGGAATGTAGGATGCTCCGAGTTAGCACCTGCCTGGAAGTTAAAACGCTGTACAGCACTAACCGAAGGCTCTACTTCTACATCCCACTTTACACCTTTGAACTTTACGGTTTTCATCTTCTCATTGATGATTTCCTGATTCATAAAACGATAGTCGTTCTTGAAGTCTCCGTCTTTGTTTTCAAAGTGAATGCCTACCGGGATAGTATCACCATTGCGTTCTGCACTGGTAATAGTAATCTTTGCTTCTTCTTTGTACTCTGACCCGTCCAGCAAATACTTTAACTTTTGCAGTTGCGGCATTCCAAATGTGCCCAGCATATCTGGATACGGATTGTGAGTTTCTGCATCCATAATCACAGAACGATCATCCGCCATTGAAAACATTGCTGTCCCGCTGTCTTCACCTGTGACTTTTACGGTTGTAAGAAAGCCAAGATTCTGTGTATGGCTTACGATGTCTTGTAAAATATCTTTCATTAGTTTCTCCTATAATAAGATTATATTTAGATTTTGACTAAAAGTCAACATAATTAATCACCAAAATCAAACAGTTTGTTAAACGTGTTATCATTTCGTGTGCTCGAAATATCCCAATCTAGAACACCGATTAGGTTCTTAAGTTTTTCATCGATCACTGAATTCTCCATTGCCGAATCGTCAAAAGGTAAATCCTTAAACCATTGAGGCAAACGAAGTTCGTCAACTGGGTACGCCACTGAAGTAAAGCCCATTGGATTGTCTTTGAGCTTACACACAATTACCTTTGCACCGTCTGTGATACTTACAGAATATTTGTCGTCGTTTAATCGTTTCAGCGTGTTCCAGTTGATACTAGCTCGAACGTGCCCGGGCATATTGGCCTTGCCCGCTTTCTTTTCTTTAGCAAGGTATTCAGTAATTTTGTTTGCTCGTTTAGGTGAACCTTTTTCCCAACCCGGACGAGCCTTGAACTCTGTTCTAAACTCTGTGATGTATTCAAGTACTTCTTCTTTTTCTTTGCCTTCCAGTACTAGCCTTAGCACTTCAGACAAAAAATCCTGAATCACAACAGGAGTATCACTTCGTTTCAAATCCAAGCCCATAGGCTTGATCTTTCCTGACTTTCCTTCTACATCTAGGCGTTTACCCTCATTATCGTACACAAGAGCCGCATAGCGTTTTTTAGTAATAAACAGTCCGCTTTCTGCAACAATTTCACGGCCCGCTTTGATTACGTCGCCGCGTGTTTTAGGACAATGAAATGCATCTTGCATAAACTTAGGGAATGTATCACTGGCGGAGTCGCCCACAGTGTCGTACAATTCTACTATAGAATCTTTATCCCAGGCAAGGTTTCCTTTTTCGATGTCGTCTCTCAGCGTGGTATATGCTGAAAAATAACAAGAGTCTGTGTCGCCGTAAATGATACTTTTTCCTACGTGGTCGTATTCTCCGGTGATGATCTCGTTGATCTTGGCAGCCATATGTTTTGTGATCTGCCTGCCGGTTAGGGTAGTACTTTGACCAATCCTGTTATCAAAGAATCGACACCCGGCGTTAAGAATAGCACCATACAAACTGTTTAAGTTAATCTTCTTAACTAACTGTCGCTTATCCCAGTATTCAGTTTCGATGTCGTTACCGGCTTTGATTGATTCTTTGAGTTTGCCTTGCATTTCTTTACGTTCAGCATACCAACGCTTTAGCAGTCCTGGAATAATACCTTCTTTTTCATATGTGAAGATAGTACCGTTTGCACTGAGCATCCACGGCTGATTGCTTTCAAATACCAAATCGTATATCTGAGCGGCACTTAATGTATCTGAAGTTCCGTCTTCCCAGTCTATGGTAATTTCACGTCCGACTTCTTTTTCCATTACAGCCGTATATTCTAAACTGCCAAAGATGCCTTCCCAAGCACCGGCAAAACTTTTGCCTTTGCCCATCTGTGCTTCTAAGAATGCCTTAGTTCCGTCCTGGCGTAGCTGTCCAACAATAGTCTCTGGCCCCATATTAAGAGCACGAATTACTGAAGGATACAGTGAGTTAATGTCCACTGACCCGATCCACGAATGAATTCCTTTTTTAGGAAATGCAACATACGCACCAGCGGCTGCCGTGTTTCCAAGTTCGTCACGCCTTACACGATTTGGAACAACAAACCCTCTGCGGTGTGCTTCGTTAATAATTGCCTGTTCTGTAACAGCAACAGCACCCATTGTTGTTTGCAATAACACTGTGTTTTCGTGAGCAATCTTATTTGCTAGATCGAGAAATTTAAGTTTGTTATCCAGTTTGTCTAACAGTGCGGTATCCTGTCTGTTATATTCGATGAACGTTTTGAAGTCGTTGTTATATAACTGATCCAGTGTGCCTTCGTATACCGTTTTGTTTTCACCAATCTCTAATTCACCGATAGCATCTAGTCGATAGGTATGTCGTTCTTCATAGGTATACTTTCTGTACAGTTCAAGACAGTCTAGATGCACACGACCTACTAAATCGTAAGTTACAGAAGTTTTTCCATACTTTTCATACTCACGCTTTTTAGGAAGTTGGTTCCACAAGCAGAAACGTCTGGTATCTTCTTTGCTTAGAACTTTTGTGACACGGTTTACAGTATAGGGAATATCAAAGCCTTCTGAGTTCCAACCAGTTAAGATATCAGCATCTTCAATAAGATCTAAAAACACATCTAGCATTTCTCTTTCTGTTTCGAACAGCATTGTGTTTTCAAAGTCTTCAACGGCACGTTCCGCTTCTTCCATACTCATAGTCTTTGGAGGAATAGCAAGACATACCAGTGTGTCCATCCACTGTAAATGAACAGCGATACTGGTAATAGGCATAAATGCATCTTCCGGTGACGCATAGCCTCTTTCTGGATCGAAGTCGACCTCGATATCGAAAAACGCTACATTCAGTTTAGGTGCATCGGTATTTAGATAGTTGTCCTCAAGACAGCGATAAATTGGATTGATATCCGATTCGTATAATTTCTTGTTAGAATGAATTGCAAGTTCTTTGCGTAGTTCTTTGATGTTTTTACAACTCACGCGAGCAACAGGATCTCCAAATATTGATTGGTATTTGCCGCGAGGATCTTCGTAATAAAAGATGTGACGTGCAGGATATTCTTTAAAGTGTCGTTGTCCTTTGTCGTCTCGTTCAACGACGTGGATAACATCCTGCTCTCTGTCATAGAAAGCGTCGACGTAACTCATTTTTCTCCTTATGTGATTGTTGGCTCACACTGCCTTTCTCGTTGCGGTTTATGGCCCAGCTTACCTTCTTCGGAGTATTTATTATTCTTTGTCTTGTGGTAGATTTTTTGTAATACCCAAGATGCCTTCAATTTCTTCCCACTCTTCTTCGTGCTTTTGCCAATCATCTTTGTGGGCAATCTTAATAGCCTTGTTGATAATAGCAGGTTTGATTTGTAGTTCTTCTGCTACTGCCTTAACGGTTTCTTTAAGTCCTTCGTTAAGATCCTCTACTTCGCGAAGTACATTTGATCCTTCTTTGATCAGTCGTTCTAGTTTTGCTTTTTCTTCTGGGCCGTAAATCTTTGCCACATTATTCTCCTGTTTTATATGTTTTCTTAAAAATGTCTGCTTTTACTACACCGTAGTCATTAGGGCCGTGCTTCACAATATAATCGTTGCCCTTGGAATATTCCAGTGCGGCACCCCAAGATGTATTTACAACACCATCGTGATCGGCTAATTTTGCTACTTTGATAATCTTCTTGGGTGTGGCAATGCCGTTGCCTTGATCGTCTTTAAGTTCTCGAAACTTTTCCGGCGGCATAGGATATTGTTCTCCTTTTGGCCCAGTCATAATGTAGAAGCCTTTTTTGTAAGATACTGGACCTTCCAGTGTTTGAACAGTACCATCTTTGTCTGCTATTTCGTATTTTTCTTCAGCAGGTATTTTGTAAGTTTCAAACCCGTCTTTGAACCAGTCGTCTGTGATTTCTGTTGCTGATTCTACAATGTTGATGTATCGTTTGATCGGATCAGTCATATATTCTCCTGTAATATAGTTATTATATAGCCATAAAAAAAGCCAGTCAACTCATTTAACTGGCTTTTTTCGGTTTAAGTAGATTATTATGCGTTTTCAGGCTTTTTTCCAGTGCTCTCCGACAGAACATCGTGTAGTTCAAAACGACCGCCGTTGCTTTCGTAAATTTCAGCGGCAAACATTTCACCTTCGCCTTTGCTAGACGCTACGCGATTAGCCCACTGCCATAATACATTGTCAACAGGATCGATCTTTTGTTGTCCGCCGCTTTCTTGCACTACAGCAACCATTTCTTCAAAACTCATCTTTTCATTGCCGATAAACTTTTCGAAACTTTCGTTAATGCTTTCTGCCATACTGGCATGTTTAGCTGCCATCTGTTTTTTATAGGCTTTCGAACCTTTCTTGTGCGGGCTCTTGCCTTCTTCTACATCTTGACCTTTTTTCTTCTTTGCATCTTTGGCGGCTTTTTTCATTGGCTCTTTCTTGTCGCCGTCCTTGTCTAGGTCAATATAGTCTGGTTTAGCCTTTGCTTCAACCATTGCTTCGAAATTTTTGCGGAATGCATCGGTGTCAAAACTTCTATCTACAGATTCTTTGGTTTTCTTTTTAGGAGCACCTTTTTTTGCTTTGGTAAAGTCTTCGAGGTCCGACTTACTCATTTTCATCATCTCAGCACTGGCAGTACCCGCTTTGGGTTTAGTACCTTCTTTTTTGTGCTTGAGAGCAATGCGAGCCGCGGTAGCTTGGTTTTTGCTTTCCGCCTTCTCTGTCACAACTTCAACGCCTTCGTTGAGTTGATCTAATTGGGTTAAAATGTTTTTAAAATCCATAATGAAATCCTGATCGTATACTGTATTTATCTTTTTACCGCACCGCCACCGAATATGCTTGTGCCCATATCCAGTGCATTAACCGCCGTGCCGTCTTTCTTCTTTTTTTGTTTTGCTTGAGGAACACCTTTGCTATCACGCTTTGGTTTTGAATATGCTACTTGAGGATTAGCAACACTGGCAACATTGCCCGCACTGGTAGCACCTGCTGTTGCTGACTCGCCCATATCTTCTTTTTTGAGAGGATCATACTTGTTGTAGATTTCAAAGTCAGGATCGATCTTTTTGGCCATATTCATAATATCGTAGTGTTCTTCTTGGCCCTTGACATAAGCACGACTGTAGCCATCTGAATACTCGTATGTCCAATCGTGTTTCTTCAGCATATCTATGTACTTTTCCAACATCTCTGGATTTTCTTTTCTCAAGCGAGCTGCTTCTGCTCGTTGATCTTCTTTGGCTTTTGCTTTTGCTTCAGCATCAGTTCTGGCCTGTTCTTCGTCATCTGCGTGAACTTTACCCAATACTGACTTCATTTTGTCGTTCATTGGCCCTAGTTCTGCTGGATCTGCTTCTACAATAAGTTCTCTAATCTTCATTTTAAATTCCGTGTTTGTTTTTCTTTCTTTTAGCAACAGGGCTCTGTGTATTTGTACCAGGAGCTTCGTCTGATCCGCGATCTGCCAGCTTTTGCTTGCCGAACTTTCCTAATTTTTTCTCTGTGGCCTTAACAATTTCTTCCTCTGCATCGGAGTACTGTACGATTACCGCAGAATTTTTTGCAGGACCGTTAGGATGAAATGTAGTATGGTCAGCCATCCCCATACCAAATCGATACGTCATATAAGGAGATGAGCTAGGAAGTTCTGGATAATACTCAGATTTAACCATCGGTTCCGAAACTCCCGGTCTAAATTCTCCTTCCATAATGATATCTTTGATCTTCATAGTACTATTTACTCTTTTTACGGCCTGACTTCATATTCGCACACCAGTGATACATTTTAGCCTTTTCGCCTGAATACTTCTTGGCTCGCTTTCTTAGATCTGTGACTGATCCTTTACAACTTGCCCCCGCCTTTTTTACACGACCAGGACGACTTTTTCCTTTCTTTTTACCATCGGCAAAGTTTTCTTCAATACTTTCTGTGGTCTGTATGAACTGAACTACTTTTTTGAGGAATCGTTTCAGTGTAGGATCGCCAGGCTTGAAACTATCAAGATAGCGTTTTAGATCGCTTCCTTTATTGCCAGCCAGTTTATTTTTTAATTCTTCCGCATTGCGAGCATTTCGCAAAATCTCTAAGGCACGCTGTTTGTCATTCCGAGCATCACGCATTAACTGCTCAGCCGAATTCATAGCAAATGCT